AGTCAGCATTACCTACTCCACCGCCATAGGGGATGCCGTAACGCACTGTGACATTGCTAATAACACCTTCAGAGATGACTCTGCCACTTGTAAAATTATAAATCTGTGCGAAGTTGCCAGTTTTTAAAAATGCATTAGGACTGGCATAACCAGTTGGGTAACGCAATGTCACCGTCGCAGTCGATGAGTTGTACTGATCTAACTGTGCTTGCCTACCGATATTGACCGTAATGTTTTGCACATCAGTCAAATAATTAACGGTGTACCTATCAGGCCCAATGGCAACCTTGTAGTTCTGAATAGCCATTAGTAGATATTGCTGACCTTAATAGGTACAGAACCATTTTGACGCATGTATGTACGCAACGCATCGACTACAGCGTTAGGGTCGCCACCATTAACGTTGATATTGACCGTGTTGCCACCCATACCGCCACCAGCGTTAGGGCCAGTCAAAGGAATCACAGCCTCAGGGCCTTTCTCGCCTATCAAAGCCAACTGAGGGCCAGTAACTATGCCGCCTGTACCTAACGTGGCAAGACCACCAACATTGACAAGGGATGCCCAATCGATGCCACCACTCATAGAACCACTTGGGTTGGCATTAAAACTGCCAGTCATACCTTGAATATCACCTGGTGACAGTTTCGGATTAGCAAGCTTCAACTCATAGGCCGCAATGGTTGCTGTGACACCGTTTAGGTATTGCTGAGCATTGTTGACACCAGCTGCATAAAACTTGTTGGCAGCGCTCAGACCTATTTTGTCTGCTAGATCTTGCATTTCTTTGACAAGATCATTCGCCTTTAGGACACCACCAGCAGAGCCAAGGATTTCTTTTGCTATCTCAGTACCGGCAACAGTTCCAGCATCGAGTACCTGCTGTAAAGCAGCCTTTGAAATGTCCTGGGCAATTAGACGATTGACTAGCTCACCAAATGTTTTGGCTTGATCTGACTGTTGCTGCAGGGCGTCAAAGAAACCCATTGGTTTGCGTTGCGCAGCATTTACTTCGGCTGTGGCGTCAGCCAAGTCACGCATTGAATCAGCAAGTGTTTGTGCGTAATCGTCACGTTTGAAGAAATTGAAATCAGCCTGAGCTTGGTTCACTGCTTCTTGAGCTTTGGCTTGTCTAGCCAGAGCAGATTGAAGCTCCATTGAGTTGCCGGCAGTTTCTTTTTGGGCATCGCCAAAGTTAAAGGCACTGGTAATGGCACTGCCCACTGAGGTTTTGAAAGCGTCAAACTCTGCTGTGGCATCTGCCAGTTTGCTTATAGCGTCATCGAGGGCAAGTTTAAATGCTGCCCTTAGTTCGTCTTTAAGGTTTGAGATTTGATCTGCGAGGGCTTTGGCGGCTGCAGCTGCTTTGCGCAGGGCTTCGGCTTTCTTTTTGGCTTGTTCGGATGCTTCTTTAGATGCTTTACCGAGGTCTGTTGTAGTTGTAGTAAGCGTCGAGACAGGCTTAATTACTTTTGTCACGTTGCTTGTGACTTGAGTTAACTGCCTCATACTGTCAGCAGTTTCTTTTACCTTGTCGTTGATAAGTCCAATACCAGTCAGCAATGGCCCTATCGCAGGTGTATTTTTGGCTAAAAAACCAATTCCAGTCGCAATGCGATTAAACCATGTTTTAGTGGATGACTCTGCACCAGCAGTTTTAGTGGTAATGCCGACAAGGACAGTGGCATAGTCGGTCAACACAGGAATTACTTGGCGCCCAATATTTTCCTGCAGCTCGCCCAAAGCAATCTTTAATGTCTTGACTTGACCTTCAAATGTTTGTGCGTTTTTAGTGGCTGCGCCAGCAAAAGATGCTGACAAAGAACTGAGTACACCATCGAGGTCTTTTGCTTTAACAGCGTTCTGATCGAGAGGGATACCGAGACGAGTAAGAGCAGTGAAGTTTCCTAACGCAGCCTTAGATAACGCGGTGCTGACAGACGTTAAATCACGGCCTGACCCGGCGCTTATATCGAGCCCAAGTTTTAGGAGCTTCTGTGCTTGTGTGACGTCACCAGTAGCACGAGTAAGTTGGGCAAGGGCCGGTCTCAAATCCTCATCGGCCGTGGCCGTTTGATACATAAGCGCCGTAATCGAATCCTCGACCGCAGCAACCTGAGCCTTATTAGCACCGACCGTATTTTCAAGAGCAATCTTTAACTGCTCCTGGCTCTTTTGATCAGCTGCAGCCGCTTTAATAGCTAAACCCAACTCAGTTGTGATAGCACCAAACGCTGCAATGGCAGCAGGGCCACCATATTGCTTTAAAGCATAAGAAGCGCGTTGTGTATTAGTTTCTAGTTGCTTGAAAGCAGCAGTGGCTTTTTTAATGCCTTTACCATCAAACTCAGAAATAATGTTGAGAATTACACTCATTAGATACGACCGTTATTTCCTGTTTGTTTCATGACTTTATTGACTATCTCACGTACTCGTTCTTCAACCAAAGCACCAGCAGCTGCATAAGACCTGTAGATAATTCTAGATGGTGGGCCGTAACGTGCTGTGAGTTCGGCGGACATTTTGCCGTTACGAGCCAGGTCAAACAGTGTTGCTTGAGGCCCAACCCATTTAATGCCAAAGACACCCACGTTTGATTTGTAACCGCCTCTACTGCGAATACTTTTGCCTGAAGTAAAAGCCTTTAAGTTTCTTTCAACCATTGCAGGTTGCCAATTCATTAACTCAGCGCCTGATCTACTTTGCCACGAGCGCGCCATACCCGACAATGGTGGCTTATCAGGCAAACGAGTACGAGCATCAGAAAGCACTGGTTGAGTTGCCTTCTTAAAATCCGTAGTTATTTGCCTACGCAGTTTTTTGTCAATCGTATTGAGTTCTTTCAACGCCTCTTTAAGACCAACAACCTCAATATTCATCGCTTGGCTCGCTCGTTAAGTATTGCAATGGTCGTAATCATGTCTTGAGTTTCGTAGGGGATGTTCGGCGGCCACCATCCCGTTGCCACGAGTATTTCACTCAGGCTTCGGGAATAAGTGCCGCCTCGGTGGGGTTTGATGACTCACTGTTCACAACCTCGATGGATTCGATGAGCTTGATGTAATCATCGAATACGACCGGCACAGTTACTTCACCTGTTTGTTTGCATGACTCAAAAGCAAGAAACGCCAAATGTTCAATAGCAATGCCGTTAGCCATCTCTGATGCTTTCATTTTGAACTTGCGTTCCATAGCAACAATGGTGAACAGGTTGGTTGTGACTTGATAGGTCGCGCCGTCTGATTGTGTGACTTTAAGTGTGATTTTCATGTAATCCCCCTGAAAACCTTACGCTGTTACTTCGCTGTAAACGCCACCAGTGAACGTGATATCGATCTGGCTGATTTGGCCAATTGTGGTATCAAGCAGTGGGAGTGTTTCAAGGTAGCAACCTGTGAGCGTAAATGTTGGGTTTGTTGCTGATGTAGCTGCTGAAGTTGGCTTCACAGTCACAGTGGTTTTTGTACCTACTAATGACTTGAGAGTTGCGTAGGTTTCTGAGGCCGCATAGGTCAAGAAAAGACTCATTGTTACTGTGTTGTTAGCCAAACCTGAGCTGTACTCGCGTGAGTTGCTAGATCCAAAGCTGGTGGTGTCGATGCTTTCCTGAACACGAGTGACCGTTGCTGCGGTGCAGAACCCGGTCAAAGCGACTGAGTTGACCGTAACGACCGGCGATGCGAGATATGTATTTGTGGTTGCCATGATTAGTCCTCCGACTTGGTTTTTGTGGTCTTGTTGTCTTCTTTGATAAAGCCACCCTCAATGAGTGCCTCTACATTGATGTATTCACCGGGGTGAAACTGGTCGCCGGGGTTCCCGACAAGTTCTGAAATAATGCTGTATGCCATAAATGCTCCTAGTTTCTCGCTACTGCTATTCGAGCAGTGAGATCGTATGTGGGTAGGTCTTGACCACCGACAGAAACCATGCCCGGTGCCATATCAGTAATTGCGATGGCCGAGTTAAGGATTTGATCAGTAATGGTCATGAGATAATCGCCGGCGTCTTGGTTGCCCGGGGGCTGTGCCAAAATGCGTAGTCGAATAGTAATGTCGCCCACGTTGTAGTTGAACGCCGAGACAGTGGGCAGTTCAATAAAGACAGACAACGGGCGCGCGTTACGAGGGTCTGTGACAGGCTTGAGCCCTAACGCTGTCAGCGAGGCTTTAACAACGCTCACAGCCTCGTACAAGATGCCTGAGGCCATTATGCGACCTGTGGCCTTCCACAGCCAAGAAGTTGCATGATTTGACCGAGGGACATGGTGGGGGATGCCATGCCCATCGAATCAAACGAGGCAAAGCCATCGACTGCGCCTCGAGAGCGATATTGGGTTGCTGCGTACATGATGGTGCCAAGTTTGGCTGCACCGTCAGGGGCAGTTGAAAGAGAATCTGTATAGCCAGCTTCACGGCGTTTACGGTAGGCCCACGAGTTAGCAGCTGAAACACATACAGCGATAAAGGCTGTGTCGTTGGCGGTTGCAACGTCAATACCGAGCCAACTGGTCACATCTGCTGAACTAATCCAGCTACATGACGGAGTGTATGTGACTGTGCCGGTCGCTATAGATCGAGCATAGTCAGAACCGGCGTTTACATAGATGAACTGGTTTTCCATGATGACTGAATAGTCAAACAACAGGTCACCTTCATCTGATACGCCGATGAATTCAAAAGGCTCGGTAGAAACCACAGTCTGCGTACCACTAAAACCGTGAGCTGCTCCTGCGATAACTACCGAGTCTGTTACTTGAATGTCTGTGTCAACAAAAGTCTGCATGATGGCGTAGCCGTCTAGACGTGTGTGAAACGCTAAATCGTATGCAGCCATGATGCAGTCCTTTGCCTAAATGCTTCGATTAGGAAGCGACGCGCTTTACAAACTTGTCAGCATCAATCATGAGTGTGGCAAAGTAACCACGGAACGCAAGTGTGCGTGTGAGGTTCTGTGGAACGTCAACGCTAATTGCGCCCTTCTGATTTTCGAAGATTTCGAAGCCTGAAGCATCTGCTGCAATGATGGTTCCGTTTGCAAAGTTGCGATCAACAACAACGCGGAGACCGAACGCAAGTGACTCGGTGCTTCCCGGCTGCATTGTGCCAAAAGCGTTCATTGGCCCAACTTGTGGGAACAATGGACGGTTTGCAGTGTCGGACAATTGTCCAATTTTTGCGAACATGTCAGGAGCCAAGAAAAGGTG